CAATTTTGCAGCTATTTACATCTTAAATCCTAATTTTGATAGTATTGAGCATAAAATACTAACTCAGGAGTCTAAACCTCAACAAAAATCACAAAATTCACCTCAAAAAGGCATAAATAGAGGTAATTTTGCTACTTCTTGGAAATAAATATATAAATATCATACCCAAGAGTTGACAATTAGGTTATGCACCTTAGTGTTATTAGTAGATTAATCTAATAATAATTAACGAGGTTTTTGCTTGTCTAACGCATTTGATAGAGAAAACTACCCAACAAAAGAACCTAGTACACTTGTATTGGGTGATTTTTGGGCATGGAAACGTGATGATTTAGCTGAAATCTATCCCATAGCATCATATTCACTTACTTTTGAGTTCCATAACGACTCAGGTGGTGGTGGAATACATAAATTTACACTTACTGCTGTAGAAGCTAATTCTACTTATTACATAGAAGCAGCATCATCATCTACAACTGGCTATTCAGTTGGTGATTATATCTGGGAAGCATATATAACCAAGACTTCTGATTCTAATAGAATCATGGTGGACTCAGGTAGAACATCAATTACCGAAAATTTAGCTAATACAAATGCTGATCTTAGAAGTCATGCTAAAAAAGTAGTAGATGCAATAGAAGCTGTTATTGAAAACAGAGCATCAATGGATCAAAGCTCAATGTCTATTGCTGGTAGATCACTATCCAGAATGTCTATAGATGAACTTATGACATTTAGAGATAGATATAAGGCTGAATACTTAAAAGAAATAAAACTAGCAAGAATTAGAAACGGACAGGGTACAGGAAATACACCCAAGGTGAGGTTTACTAAATAATGGCATGGTATAGCAGAATTTTAGGTTTAGATAATCCTAAAATACAAAAAAAACAAACATTTAAAAGAAGTTACTCTGGTGCTAACACTGGAAGGCTATTTGCTGACTTTATTACATCATCTACAAGTGCTGATGCAGAAATTAAAGACAATATAAGAATATTAAGAGACAGAGCAAGAGAATTAGCACGCAATGATTCATATATAGCAAGATATTTAAACTTAATGGTATCTAATGTTGTTGGCAAGCAAGGTATAAGGGTTAGCTCAAAAGCTAGGTTAGATGATCCTGTTAATAATGGAAAATTGGATATAAAAGCAAATCAAATAATAGAAAGTTCATGGAAAGAATGGGGAAAAGTCGGCAATTGCACAACCAATGGAAGATTATCTTTTTTAGACTGTCAAAAAATCTTTATTGAATCTTTATGTAGAGATGGTGAAGTATTAATTAGAAAGATTAAATCTAAAGATTATTCTTTTGGTTTTCAGATTCAGTTTTTAGAAGCAGATCATTTGGATGAAACTAAAAATGGATTTAATAAGGGCACTGGAAATCGAATAAAGATGGGCGTAGAAGTAGATAAGCACGACAAACCAATAGCTTACCACTTATTTAAAGAACATCCGTATGACAGAACATACATGGGCAACATAGAACATATTAGAGTGCCAGCAGATGAAATAATACACGCTTATTTACCACAAAGAGCAGAACAAACTAGAGGGATATCTTTAGTTGCAACTGCTATGGCTAATGTAAAGATGTTAAATGGCTATTTAGAAGCTGAAATAGTTGCTGCAAGAGTTGGCGCTTCAAAGCAAGGTTTCTTCATTAGTCCAGATGGTGATGGGTATGTTGGTGATGGTGAATTTGAAGATACTTTTAATCCAACAATGAACGCACAAGCTGGGGTTTTTGAACAATTACCAGCAGGTATGGATTTTAAAGCATTTGATCCTACACATCCCACATCTGCATTTGAGTCTTTTACAACTAGCGTATTAAGAAGTATTGCTTCAGGTTTAAATATTTCATATCACTCGCTATCAAACGACCTTACATCAGTTAATTACAGTTCAATTAGACAGGGTGCTTTGGAAGATAGAAGCATGTATCAAATATATCAACAGTTTGTTATTGACCATTTTATAGATCCAATATTCAAGTCATGGCTTGATAGTGCTTTAGATTGGCAAAAAATTAACTTACCAGATGAAAAGTTTGATAAATTTTCTCGTTCAGTCAATTACATACCAAGAAGTTTTGCTTGGATTGATCCATTAAAAGAAATGCAAGCTAATGTAATTGGTTTACAAAATGGTACTTTGACATATAGCGACATTAGTGCAGCAGCAGGCAGAGATACAGAAGAATTATTTGAACAACATCAAAAAGAAATTGAATTAGCAAAACAATATGATATTGAATTGGCGTATCAGCCGTTTGGTCAGAAGCTACCTGTAGAAGCAAAGATACAGGGCGGAGATGATGATGAGTAAGCCCAATGAAGGCATGAAAGTTGCTGCTAAAAGAGCTTTAGAGTGGCGAGAAGAATATGGAAGAGGGGGTACAAGAACTGGTGCTTTAAGAGCACGTCAGATAGTTGCAAATGAGAACTTATCTGAAGATGTGATTAAAAGAATGTATAGCTTCTTTTCAAGACATGAAAACAATAAAGCAGAACATTATGAAAAAAAAGAAAATGATGGTGGCTATTCAGCATTTAGGATTTCATGGGATTTATGGGGTGGAAATGCTGGATTTGCATGGTCAAAAACAAAAGTAAATCAAATGAAAAATAAAGAAGATAGAGCAATGCCTGACACATTAAAGATTGGCGATTTTGTAAGTTGGAATAGCTCTGGTGGAAGAGCTAAAGGAAAAATAATAAAGATTCAAAGAGATGGAAAAATAAATGTTCCTAACAGTGAATTTACTATTACTGGAACTAAAGATGATCCAGCAGCATTAATACAAGTTTATAGAAGTGGTGAACCTACTGATACTGAAGTAGGGCATAAGTTCAGCACTTTAACAAAAATTAATCCTATAAGGGATTTTAACAATTTCAATTCTAATGAATTGGAAAAACATCCACTAAATAGTGAGGAGAAATCTATGAATAAAGAAGATAGACATATCCTTAATGTTAGTGAAACTGACAACACTGTTGTTGTTGAATTTGCAAAGCATGAGGATGTAGAAGAAGCTGCCGATGAGGTGGCAATTGATATTGAAGAAGAAGAAAGAGCAATAAGTCCTGAAATAAACTACAGAACTATAGATCTTTCAAGAGCTTCATATATTGATGAAGAGAATAGAAGGGTGCGTATTGGCGTAAGCTCAGAAACACCTGTTGAACGATCCTTTGGTAAAGAGGTTCTTTCACATAATGCTGAAGATATAGATATGTCATTTATGACTTCAGGCACAGCTCCACTTTTGGATTCACATGATATGGAACGCCAAATTGGAGTAATTGAAGAATTTAAACTTGATGAGACTGCTAAGAGAACCATAGCAGTAGTAAGATTTGGAAAATCTGCTTTAGCTCAAGAAGTTTACCAAGACGTACTAGATGGAATTAAAAGGAACATTTCTGTTGGGTACTCTATAACTAAAATGGAACGAGCTACTAACGATATTATTGGAGATCATTACAGAGCAAGCTGGCAGCCGATGGAAGCATCTGTTGTTGCCATACCTGCTGATCGCGATTTTCAAAAAGTCGGAGTTGGTCGTTCTAAAGATAAACAAAAAACACAAACAACAAAGGTGAAAATAATGAATGACGAAAAACAAGAAATTAATCTTGACGAAGTTAGATCAACATCTGTTGCTGAAGCAAAAGCTGAATTTGAAAGAAATTATAAAAAAATTACAGACTTGGGTGTAAAGCACAATAAAAGAGATCTAGCTGATAAAGCAATCGGTGAAGGAAAATCAATAGAAGAATTTAGAGGTGAATTATTAGAAAGTATTTCTAATGACACTCCTTTAGAAACTCCTTCAGAAATTGGTATGACTAAAAAAGAAGTAAGAGAATTCTCATTAGTGAGAGCTATTAATGCTTTAGCAAACCCAACAGACAGACGTGCTCAAGAAGCTGCTGCATTTGAATTTGAATGTTCAAACGAAGCTGCAAGAATACAAGGCAAATCTGCTCAAGGCATTATGATGCCAGCAGATCTATTAAGATCTTGGGGACAAAGAGACTTAAATACTTCAGATGACGCAACTCTAATCGCTCAAGATTACAGA